TTACCGATAATTCTTGATGATACTGTCACTGTAAATAATTCCTATTTACAAGGTCTTGCTTATTTATCAAGTGATATAACATACTCATTAAGTTCATTATATAATGGGCTTAATGACTATATATATTATACAACATGTTTAGCACCACATGGTGATAATGCTTTTGTATATGTAAATAGAGATGGTTTGCGAATTAATAGTGAATTATATCACAGTTTATTATCAACTTGGACACAGCAAAGTCTAAGTTCTATACAAAATAGAATTCTAGATAATTTAACTCCAACACAAAAGGCTTTATCTAGATTGTTTCAAAATGTTAAAAATGCTACAAATCTTCAAGAAATTCAACAACAAATAAATAATATTCAAGCTACCGCTCAAACTCCTGTAATAAATAGTATGGTGGAAACCTGGCCTAGATATTCTCCTCCTTATGATATTGTATTAAATGTACCATCAAAAACAATTACGGCACCAACAGTAGCATCAAATAGTGACGATGAAGGGTTTAGAAATAGAATAGAAGGATTTCAAGCAAATGGTATTGGTTCTACAGCAGGTGGTGGATTAGGTAATCGAGCTCGTGCTGATGCTTCAGATAATGATGTACCAAATGCTCGTAGCAATCCTTCTCAGTCCAAATGTGTTCCGCTAGATTTAGATGACGCATATGATTCTAGTGGAAATATAATGTTTGATGCTGATGGTAATGTAATGCTAGGAACTATAGAAGCAAATAGAAAAAAGTTAAGAGACCAGTATACTAAAAATCAAATGTCTTATGAAGATTTAATAAAATTTTCATCACCATTTTTTGCTTCTCTTATTGCTGTTGCTATTGTATACACTATATGGCCTCTTGTATCACCAATAATAATGAAATTTTTTTACCCTGATACAGTAATTTCTACTGTTGTTCCTAGTTTACCACAAGGAGCATCACAAATAGGTTCTTATATGGTATTAGGCTCAATATTCTTATTTTCTGGATTCTTGATCGGTACTTTTGTAGCAAGAGCATATTAGTTTATTCTTTGAGAGAACTCTCAGCAAGATTATCTTTTAGATAAATTTCTTCAGCATCTTTGGAAAAAGATACTGTAGGTAAATTTGTTTTTTCATTTATGCTTGAATCTACAGGCTTGAATGTATTATCGCCATCATCGCTTGAAGGAACACTTTTAATATCTTCATTCATGGGTTCTTCCATTTCAGGATGGAGTTCATGAGGTACTAGGTCGGGGGAAGGTTGAATCTGATTCTCAAACTCATTTGTGTTTGTAGCCTTTGCACGACCTTTGATATTTTTAGCCTTACGAGCATGTGATTCAGAATATAAGGATGTAAGAGCAACAAAACTAGATACTGTAACTAAATATCCATATGTAATTGAATATAGCGCAGCAAGAAGAAGAATAACTATACCAATATATGTTTCAACAAAATAAGAATATACAGCATTTGGTAAAAAGGGAGCAGCAGCAAATATCGCTAAATTTACACCAATCAAGATTGTCTCAGTATTCATCTATTAATTATCACCCTTTCATTTTCATAAAAAATACTTATGTTAAAATATAAAAAAATTGGTATTTTATGTATAAAACTATATATTAGAATAATGAATAAGATTATCACTCATAAAGGATATTCAATCCGTAAATCTTTCATAACAGAAAAACAAAATGAACTAATTCAGAAATATTGTATTGTTGAGCCAAGGGTGGATGACCGTTACAAAGTAAAAGGTGAATTGAGATTTAAGATTTATCTTGAATCCCATGAGCGCTATTATTTACCACGAGAATGGGCGGTCCAACACTTTGGAGAAGCAGAACAAAATGTTATGTCTGATGGTATTGATTTGAGTGATGAAACATCTAATTTTGTAGGCTCGCCGTATGATTACCAAAAAGATATTATAAATACTTATTTACAATCAAAAAGAAATGGTTTAATCTGTGTGCCCTGCGGTAAAGGTAAAACATTTATGGCATTAAATATAGCATCTCAACTTAAAAAGCGATTCTTGATTGTTGTTGATAAAGAATTCTTAATGAACCAGTGGAAGAATGAAATAAATTCTGTAATGCCAAATCTACGAGTTGGAATTATTCAAGCCGAGAAAAGACAGTCTGAAGTAGAAAAATATGATTGTACTATTTGTATGATTCAAACAATTTGTAGCCAGACTTTTCCAAATGACTTCTTTCAGAGCTATGGGTTCACAATCTTTGATGAATGTCATCACTTAGGCGCTCATCATTTTAGTAAAGCATTATTTAAGATTCAAACTAAAAAACTTCTCGGATTATCTGCTACACCCACACGAGCTGATGGGCTTACCAAAGTGTTTGAAATGTTCTTAGGAAAACCATTATACTGGGAAAAAGTACGAGAAGCAGACCCAACTGTAATAGTAAAGGGCGTGACAATTACATGTCAAGACCCAGATTATTTACGTGTTCCTTTAGACTATAAAAAAGATGTTGTAATAGCAAGACTTATAACTTACATTGTAGAATGTAAAGAACGAAATAAAGAAATCGTTCGTTGGATTGAAGATTTAGCAAAAGATACAAATAGAAAGATTTTAGTATTGAGTGCCAGAATCGCCCACTTAGAAGCAATTGATAAAATGTTAAATTCTGAAATTACAAGAAGTTATTATATTGGTGGAATGAAAGAAGAAGTTCGTGAAACTGGGGCAAAAGAATCAAAAGTTCTACTTGCGAGTTATTCAATGGCATCAGAAGCAATGAATATTAAAAGCTTGAACGCAGTGATTTTAGCAAGTCCTAGGTCAAATGTAGAACAAAGTACAGGTCGTATTTTAAGAACTCGCATCAGTGAAAGAATTATTCAACCTATGATTGTAGATATTATTGACCCCCATGATACTACAATGTCACAATGGAGAAGAAGAAAATCATATTATGCCAAATGTGCTTATAATATTGAAGAAATGACTATGGGTGATTCAGAAGGTAAAATATGTACTAGTGTAAGTGTAGAAGCTGATGAAAATGGGTGTTTATTTGGCGATGACTAAAGAGTTAGTCTTTCTACGTTTCTGTTTTCTAGTTTGCCATTTTTTCTTTTTACCACCTTGTTGCGGCTCTGGTGGTGCTGAAGTTTCTATAATTGTTTCTTCAATTGGCGCTGGTGCTGGTACATTTTGAGTATTTAATTCAATAACTTGTATATCATATTGTACTTTATTATCTAACATATCAATCTCAGCAACCCTATTAATAGCGTTTGTTACATCGGTATTTGTATTTAAGCTATTAATATTAGTTTCAATATTTTGTACTATATTGAAATTTTCTAGAAGCTCTACTTCAAAGTTTTGTTTTTGTGTATCTGTTATTCTAGAAGATACACTATTTAATAAATCACCTATTGATTTATGTTTTGTTATATATTCATTAATATTTTGTAAAAGTTGTGTTTTATAATTTACTAGTTCTGTTGTAGAACCACTTGCCTGTATATTTTGTATTAGAGAAATAGCATTTGTTATATTTTGCATTTCATTCTTAATACTATTATTTACATAGTTAGTATATCTAAATAATTGCTCATCTACTATTTCTGGGGTAAATGATACTATAACTTTTTGCTCGTTTGCTACTTTTATAGCAATATCATCAATCACTTTCATTGAATTTAGTATAATTTGTTTTTGTTGATTTATATTTTCATTATTATTTGGCAGGCTTTCAAGATAACTAGTATTTTTATCACTAGTAGCCTTATTACTTGCTATTATATTTACTAAAGTTATTATTTGTTCTTTTTTAATATTTGCTTCATTTGAAGTAATTTCTACACTTAAATCTTTTAGACTTTGAGCGATAGTAGAAACATTTCGTTCTAATGATTCTGTACTCTTTAGTAAAACATTTACATTTTGGGATTGAGCGTTTACTTTTACTATTGTATCTGAGTTAGCAATTAAATTCTTCACATATTCAAATGACTGCTCTAAAGTTTTTTCAGATTGTTCTATTGTATTTATATCAAGTTTAGATTTACTTAATTTAGATAATAGATTCGTTTTAGAGTTAGCATCTAAATTATTATTATTATTTATATTATCTGTAAGTGTAGAAATAAATTGTATAAGTTCTTTAGTATTATTTTTAATAGTTTGTATTTTAAGTGAAATACTTGTCATATCATTGTTACGTGTTTCCTTTACTTTATTTACTTCTTGACTATAGATATTTTTTTGTAGTATATCAGCATTATATTTTTCTAGATTCACTTTTGTTTGTAGAACCTGAGAATATAATTGTTTTGCTTTTACTTCATTTGTATTTAAATCTGTTATATTTCTACTAACTTGTATTTCATTTACTGTGTTAATAAGTTGGTCTTTCAAACTACTAATATTATTCATATTACCAGATATATCTTTAAAGTAGGTTTCAAGAAGTTGTGTATTCTGTGTATATACTTTTAGTAATCCAACTAACATTTGGGTTTTAATTTGTAGATTTGAAGCATCTTCATCAATCACTGTAATTTTAAAATTCTGTGGTAAGAAAAGTTGTACTTGTTTTACTTCTGTTTTAGCATTTGGTGAAACTCCTAAATAACTCTCTCTATTTGCTAAAAGAGGTAAGCCTTGAGAATTAATATATATACTTACAGTATTTACACTTGTAGAATAAGCTGATTCAAATTGTTTATTAGTATATAGTTCATCAATACTTACAACACCATCATAATTGTTTAGAGGCGTTACTTCTTTTACTTTTTCTAAAGCATACCATATATATTTAGAGTTATTATAGTGTATTGGGCTTGGTACAGGAATAAAATAACCTAATATATCAAGTAAAGGATTGCCGGTTGAATCACAAAATACAAATGTAACTCCAATAGTTGTTAATGTAATAAATGGCGAAGAATAACTATAAAACTTTTGAGAAATAGAATAATCTAATATTGGTATATTAACAATTTCTGATATTTGTTTTGGCGTTGTTTCAAATATATCATCATATTCATAATATATATTAGCGCTAGGATTGAAATTTGGAATAGGTATTAGATTATGTTCAGTATCAAATAATGGTTGGCTATTTTCAATAAATACATATGTATCTTTGTATTTAGCAGCTTTAGAGGATTTTGTTTGATAACTAATATATCTATCTAGAAATAAATATCCATATCTTAGACTATCCGAATAATCAGTAAATACAAAGCAACATAATTGATTAGGATAAACTAGTACACGTTTTTCTTCAGAATCACCAGATATATTAAATATAATAGGCCTATTACCAATATTATGAATAATAAAATAATCACCAAGATTTAAAAAAAACTGTGGAAATACAAAAGGATTATAAAACTTATCAATATTCATTTGAAGATATTTATTAGCATAAATATTTGTAATAGTATTATATACATGAGGGTCTAGTGATAGACTATCAAATAATAGTGGTGCTGCGTTTACTGCTGCTGTTGGTGCTGGTGTTGGTGCGATAGCTGGTGTTGGTGCTGGTGTTGGTGCGATAGCTGTTTCCATAAATTGTCCCCCAAACATTGTGGATGCTTGTGGTCTATTAAAATTATCAAGATTCTTCTCAAATTGACCCTTATAGTGATATGTTATAGTATCAATGGTATTATTTGATACTTTCATATAATCTACGCCAGATAAATCACAATCACTATAATTTGGATAAAATGGTATAATAGTGTTATAAGTTTCATCTTTATTCACTTCAATATACTTAATACCATATAAAATTTGATCGATATCATGTAAGGCTTTAAAATATTTATCTTGTGATAAATTTTTTCTAAATATAGGTTTTTGTTCTTCAGGTATATCAGTAATTTGTACCGCTTGTGGTATATTATCAGAATTAATATAATATTTAGAAAATCCTGGAATATTCAATGATTTTTCAATAATATCTTTTATAAATATATAATATCCATTTGGGTCTTTGTAAAGAGAACCATTTTGTTCAGTTACAACATATTTTACATTGAAATATGTATCATCTTTTTCTGTAAAATATTTAATATCGTCATTTCTAAGACGCATTATATACTGTAATGGTTTTCTTTCAAAGATTGTTGGGTCATTAACAGAACTCGGAGTTATATTATTGAACCATATGACCCATTCAGAATTAATATCAGTATTTATTAATTTTGTTTCTCTAGGAATAGACTTTACTAGAGTCGTATCATTATAGTAATTACATTTTCCATCGTCGCCTAGAACTGTTCCTAAGGGACATCCTTCAATAAAAGGGTTAGTATTGGGATTAAATACTGTAGAAGGGTCGTTTGTAAATTCTTTTAGAGTATTAATAGATTCTGCTAATTCTCCAACTTTTGCTGCTTTTCTATTATTTTTTGCTTGTTTTTCTGTTTTCTTTTGGTCTTCTTCTTTAACTAAAATTGCTTTAATCTTTTCAATAGAATCTTTTATTGATTCAACTTGTTTATTGATTACATTTGTATAATCTTTAGCAGAATTTAATAGTCCTAGTCTTTGGCTAATTAAATGAAGATGAACTATTTGACTTTTAAAATCACTTTGTATTGATAATACATAATTAATAAGATTATCTATATCATTTATTGATTCTTTCAGAAGTTTTATTGATAAAATAAAATATGATTTATATTCTAGGCCGTATTTATCTATGATATTTTTTATATCATTAACTATTTCATTATATTCTGTATTTTTTGTATCATGAAATGTATTAATAAAATTTACAATATTTTGTATATCAGTTAAAGAACTACTATTTTTTTTACTTGTTTCATAATTATAGGCTATTGCACCGTTTTTTTGGATAGTATTATATAGTTTAGTTTTTGCTTCTATTTGGCTAACATATATGTCTTGTATATCTCTATAATCTAAGGGTTGTTGCCCACCTTTTGATAAATATGTTTTTTTTGAAGGTTTGCGAATTCTACGTAGAGTTCTACCCTTCGTCATTTACTAAATGATCTAAACATATTTTAAATCGGGAAATAGTTAATTTTGTTTTCTTGTTTTGTGAAACGCTTTTCTATTTTTTATGCTGCGTGTTTTCTGGTGAGCTCCACCGCCATATAATGTAGTTGGTGCTGTTACACCACTTGGTGGGGATTTGAATCTGGTTTGTATTGCGTTTAGCATACCTTTAGTATTTGTATCTGTTATTAATGAGAGGGTGAATGATATATTAGCAACTGGAATTGTAGTATTTTGTGCTGAAGCAGTAGTATAATTATTTAAATAATAAGGACTAGCGGCAACAGCAGTTCCCCCAGTTGGATTTGTTCCAATACTTATCGGTAAAGAAGCAGTAGTGTTCTCACTATATGGTGCAGTTAAAAGAGAATTATATAAAACAAAGAATGTTGAATAATTTATATATAATGGATAATTTAGAGAATTGCTTGTTGTAAAAATAATAAAGAAATTGGGTAATACTGTAGCTTTATTGGCGGAATTAAGTGCTAAAGTAAGATTATTTTGATTAAAAAATCCGACGCTAGAAATATTATCATAATATAATTTATATGCTCTCGCTTTTCCTGTTATATTTGTTTTAACATTATCTAAGATTGCTGATGTTCCAGTTACTGTATTTGTAGCAGTGGGATATAACCATAGATTTGTTTCGTAAAAACGTACTGGCACTGCTGGTACTGGTGCTGGACTTGGTCTTGGGCTTGGTGAAGGAGATGGTTTTGGTGCTGGATTTGGATGTGGCGCTGGTGCTGGTCTTGGAGAAGGGCTTGGAGAAGGAGATG